ATTAATTTTTCTGCATGATCCTGATCTTTATGTTTATCACAGTCAATACCAAGATTATTTTTGAATAGACACCAGTGTCCATTCTCATCATGGAATAATTGATAAACAGCTAATAAACCTAAAGTGGATTTTCTGTTAGCTACTGATTCATCATAAGCATCAAAAAATTTAGCGAAAATAAATTCGGATTCAGTTCTTTTCATTTAATTGTCCTCAGTAAATAGGTTTGTAAACTCTCTAAATTCTTTATCTAATTCGTCTTGGATCTTATCCCAATCTTTAGGCCATCCTTCCAATGGGCAAGGATTCTCACCATGAGGAGAGAATGTCCAATAAAAACCCTCTTTTAGTATCATAGAAAGCATTTGCTTTGCAGGTCTTACATCTGCCTTAGCCATCGCTCTAATAGCTTTTTGTTGAACTTCAGTAAGTTCAAGTTTGTTTTCATTCATGATTAATTAATTTAATAAACTATGTATATATGATATCATAAATATATACTTATGCATATCATTCATGTCAAATATAAAGAGGTTCATTCATGACCATGACATTCATGACTCTATCGAGTTCAATTCATTTATGAAGAATGATAATTATTCAATAAATACTCAAAATATTGACTTTGATATATTATTTAAATTTTTATTTTTATATTTTTTAAAATCTAAATAATATTTATTTTTTTTATTTATACCTGGGCCAGTTGTTTTTTATTTCTATTGATAACCTTTAAAGCTTCAGCAGCTACACTTCCGCTTTCTTGCATACCATGAAGTAATAAACCAAATCCATTCTTACCCTTATCCTGATAACAGTGACTATCGTCAGTATCTATAGATAAACCTAGTCTTAAAGCCTCTTCAACACTAAAAACAACTTTAGAAAACCTTTTAAAATAACCTCTATCAATTAAAAAATCATATTTTCCCCCATAACTTGCAGTTAAAAAGAAATTATTTGGGATAGATCTATTTGTAGGAAAAAGTAAAAGGCTTTTACTATAACAATAAAAGATTATATCTTTATTCATTTCAGCTACATTCTTAAAAGCCTCTAGATATAAAGGATGGTAAAAATCACCGCTTTCATGTATTCTGACTTTATTAATATTTTTCTTTTTAACTTGTATCGATTGATTTATTAATTCAGTTAATCCTTTTAAATCATTATTCAATACATAACTGTTAATTAAATCAAAATTATATTTTCTACTTTTATAAACATTAGGATATCTTAATTCTTCACTGGCAGCAAAGCAAGTAAAAATGCAATCATCACCACGTTTTAATGTTCTTTTATTATCCTTATCAATTTCTACAAATGATTTGCACTTATCAGCACCTGGACAGGTACGCCCCGCGGGTAAAGACAATATTAATGTATCTTTAGATAATTTTTTATTGCCCTTACTCATCTTGAGTAGGTTCATGTTTTAATTAATTTAAATAAGTTTTTAATTGAAAGTAATAAATACTTTCATTAAAAGCATTAATTAAAATGCTTTTAAAGTAAGTATCAATTTCTTATTTCATATTTTTATGAATAACCATTAAAGCTTCATAAGCATAATGTGCAATTAATATTTCATGATCATTTAATTCTTTTTTAGTTCGATTTATACAATCCTGGACTTTATCATATTCTCCTAATTTATCGCATTGACTTAAAGCTAATAAACCATGTATAAGGTGTATTACTTCTTGATTAGTTTTTATATTCATTTATTTAAATCCTTTTTAATATTAATAATTTTTACTTCTCTTAAATTATTATATCTAATCCTAAACTCATTAATATTTAAATCTTTAAATTGAGCTTTATTTATATAAGAGCTAGTATTACAAATTAAAAAATCTTTATTCGCTTCAATATCATTTATAAAAGCTTTTTTACTTTTATAATCTCTTCCATAAGCTGGTAAAAGTGTTAAAGTTGAATTCATAATTAATTAATAAAATAAGGTACAATTAAAACTATTTATAAAAAATAGTTTTATAAAGATATCTCTATTAGATACCTTTATAAAATTATTCTTTTTCTATGTTTTCAAAAATATTTAATTGTTTATAATCTAATATTGAAATATAGTATAATTTTTTTAATATCTCTTCTACTTTTTCTTTTTCTAAAATAGCTTTTAAACTATCTTTTAAAACACTATAAACTAAACTATATTCTTCATAACTTAAATAATTTTTATCATTGTCTTCTTTTTTTATTTCTTTTATTGTATTCTCTCTCTCTAAACTATTTATAATTAATTCTCTAATCATATGTGATCTATTAACCATGTTAAAACGTCTTTTACATAAATTTTCTAAATGTTTTAATTGATCACTGGTTAAAGTAACTTTCACTTGTTCAGTATGTGTAAGTGTAGTAAGCTTTTTTTTCATAATTTAATTAAATAAGTTTTAACTTTAAAAGAAGTTTTTATACTTCTAATATATATATTAACATATAATTAATATATAATCATGTCATCATTAACCTCTAATAATTTCAATATGTTCTCTAATAAATTTTATATCCCTTTCAATATCCGCCTTTAATACCTTTTTGGCCTTTAATGTTTTTAACCTCTCATTATCCAGGTTTACAATATCCAGGATCGATTGTTTAATTTTTGAATTCATAACTAATTAATTTAATAAGGTTTAATGAAACTAAAATAAAATAGTTTCATAAAAGGATATTACTAATATCCCTTTAAGAAAATATTATTATTTTTTTTAAGATTTAATAATTTTATTTAATGATTTATAAGCATCTTTTATTAGTTTAAATTCTTCATTAGATTCTTTTAAATAAGTAGGATTAGTAATACGTCCTAACTGTTTACAATTAATATCAAAACTCATTCTCTCTGATTTTAGTTCAAATTCATTTTCAGCTATTAAGTTTTTAATATATTGTGCGGTTTTTTTATTCATTGTTTTAATTCTCCTTTTCTTCTAAAGTCTCTTTTATTCCTTTTAATCCTATTGGTGTATTTTCCAATAATTGTAAATATTCATGTACTATCTCAAATAAATAATCTGAATCATTCTCACATTCTTGCATTATCTTATTTGCTATATTATTTGTTTTACTTGCCCACCCATCATATAAATTAAATATTTCTCCATTACACCACTTATATAATTCTTTCTCTATTGGTTCAATATTTTTATTTTCGTATGTTGTTCGATCTAATCCAACAGAAAATAAACCATTATTTAAAATTTCTAAATGTCCACCCTTTTTATATATTCTTATTCTTATAGTCTTATCATGTAAATTATCACTTAAATCATTTATTACACCATATTCAATTAATATATTTCTATTTTCTTTTTTATTGTCAACTTCAAAAAATTCTTCTTTCCATTCTTGAAAAGATAAATAAGTGTTTTTTGTTTTCATTGTTTTATTTAAATTAATTTGAATGTAAAACTATTTATAAAAAATAGTTTTTTATAACTTTGAATAATCAAAGCTATAAGAAACTATTATTTTATTCGTATTCTTTTAATATCCTTTTATATTCTTTGATTGATATACTTATACAACTTGCATTAATTGCTTTATCTTTTAACTCCTTTGGTACTGCATAAATACCTCTATTACATACATCATATGCTTTAAAAATTCTCCCATTGCTTGAAAGATGTAAGTAAATGTGTTGTTCATTTCCGTTTACATCGTTATTAGCTATAAGCTTAATTAAACTTGATGTTTCAATTAATTCCTTATTCTCAATTGGTGCAAAGTTCATTATTTTAAATTAATAAAGTAAATAAAAAAAGATAGAGAAAATTAATTCTCTATCTCTGTAATAGGTTTGCTAATCTCTTCTTGCCTTATATCATCTTGTAACTTTTCTACCATATCTGATAAAGTCACATTAAATAATTTATTGAATAAAGTTGTATAAAATTCTTTTTTAACTGAAAAAGCTCTGTGTTGATAATCTTCAGTTTGTGTAATAGCTAATACAATTGTGTTGTATTCTTCAGCCGTTAATAATTTCGGATTGTTCATTGTTTAATTAATAAAATAATAGGTTTATTTATATATAATTATATATCATTTATTAAAGTTTGTATAACCTGATTTCTTTCTTGTAATTGTCCGTTTTTTATTGGATGGTCATTATTCCAACTACTTAAAAGGAAGGTTACAAAGATTATAAAAATTAAATAGAATTTCATGGGTTTAATTAATTTGAGTTAGTGTTTATTTTTGCTATTTACTTTTATTAGTGTTGTAAATAGCTTTTTACTGTATTAGCTATTTATTACCTAAAGAGATAATTAAAGCTTCACAGAGGATTTAAAGAAGTAATAAAACTAATTTATTCCTACCCATATTTTAGCAAAAATCTAGACATTTTAGTATACTAATTTAATATTAATCTATGAGTATTTTTACTTATTTTTTATACTATGGGGTAGGGTTAGAAAATATTTTTTATTTTTTGCGTGCGTGGGTAACTTAAATATATTCTAAAAATCTTTACTGCTTAGGTTCTATGCGAATAGCAAGTTCAGGAGCTTGAATGTTAACTGTCTCAACAGATTCCCCTACAACTTTGCCTAAAGAGTCTAGGATCTGTGCTGCTGTCTGTAGTTGACCTTTTGATATTGCTTTATTAAATAGACGCATTCTCATGGCTTGTAGGCGAGGAATCATTTTATCTCTTTCCTTAAGCCAATCTTCATCATTCCAAGCTTTGACTCTACCCCAATCAGCCCAGGCGGTAGGTTCTGAAATACCTTCTCTTTTAGAATGTTCTATGACCAGTTGGCGAGTAGTTTTGCCTTCGAGTTGACGAGAATATAATCTTTGAGATCTTGCTTCTATAACTGCTCTTGAATTTGAGCCTCCTGTATATTTTTGAACGCGAGGTTTACGTTGAGGAACTGGAAGATCTAAATTTAGGTTGTTGTTAATGAAAGATTCAGCCACGAACTTGTTTTATGAAGGTGTTAATATTTCGATGATAGCTTTAAAAGTGTAAAATGCGAAAGAAAAAGAGTAATATTGTGAAAAAAGGTGTAAATGAGTCTAAATGAGATCAGCTTAAGATATGCACAGGGGGAGGTGTTTAATAGTGATAAAAGATTTAGGGTGCTTGTTGCGGGTAGGAGATTTGGTAAATCATACCTTTCTTGTATAGAACTGTTGAGAGGAGCGATTAATAGACCGAATGAGGTTTATTTTTATTGTGCTCCTACATATAGGATGGCAAAGGATATTGCATGGAAGGAATTGAAGAGATTGACACCTAGGACGTGGGTTCAAAGTAAAAATGAGACTGATTTAAGATTAGATTTAATTAATGGTTCTAGTATTGAATTGAAGGGTACAGAAAATGCTATGGCATTGAGAGGTAGGAGTTTAGCTGGTGTTGTATTGGATGAGGCAGCATTTATGGATAGGGACGTTTGGGCTGAAGTTATAAGACCTGCATTGGCTGACAAACAAGGTTGGGCACTGTTTATTAGTACACCAGATGGAACTGCTAGCTGGTTTTATGATATGTGGTGCTTTTGTGGTGAAAGGGAATGGGAAGATTGGGGAAGATGGAGTTTTACTACGATAGAGGGGGGTAATGTTGTAAAGGAGGAAGTTGAAGCTGCCAGGAGTCAATTAGATGAGAGAACATTCAGACAGGAATTTGAAGCTAGTTTTGAAAATCTTACTGGATTGGTAGCTGTTAGCTTTGGTGATGACAATATTGATAAGGAAGTACAGGATTTACATATGCTTCCTTTGTTAATTGGGTTGGATTTTAACGTAGACCCTATGGCAGGAATCTGTGCTGTAAAACATAACAACACACTATATGTCTTCGATGAAATCATGCTGACAGGAGGTGCTACAACTTGGGATTTTGCAGAGGAGGTAACGAGAAGGTATGGAGTTGATCGTAGAATCATTGCTTGTCCTGACCCTACTGGAAGTGCAAGAAAGACATCAGGGGTTGGTGTAACAGATCATACGATACTTAGACGTAGTGGATTTACTGTTATGAGTCCTAGAAGCCCCTGGAAGATCAGAGATAAGATTACTGCTGTTAATACTGCCTTGTTTGATGCTAATGGCGATAGGAGGTTATCTTTGTCTACAGCAGTTTAATTTGGCGAAACCTGAGACATTAGGGCAGACTGCGTTTAGAATATATTAAGAGACTTTTTGCTTATGCCTTATCATTACGGAATGTCAACAACAAAAAAGAAAAAGAAAAAAAAGAAAAAAGGTAGTAAAAAGCGTTGCTCCTGCGGAATGTAATTATGACTAAACTATGTCCTAGAGGTATAGCTGCTGCTAAGAAAAAATATAAAGTATATCCATCAGCTTATGCTAATGGTTATGCAGTGCAGGTCTGTAAAGGGATGATGCCAGATGTAAATGATAAGAAAGAAGTTTCACCTGGTTATACTAAAGGCAAAAAACGTACTGCCACTAAAAAACGCACTGCTACCAAAAAACGTACTACAACAAAGAGAAAACGTGCCACAAAGAAGAAAAAGTAAGCCTAATCCAAGAGCCAAAGGTGGTTTGACACGTTGGTTTGAAGAAAATTGGGTTGACGTTAAAACTGGTAAGCCTTGTGGTCGTTCTAAAG